CGCTCACCGATTGGTGGGGAAAAACTATACGATTTCATCTCGAAGACGATAATAATGGAAACATTAGTTCATGCTTCTCGTGGTGAGTCAGTCCCAGGATTGGACCTGGGGCCGGGTTTTGATCCCGGTGTCCTTGATCGAACAACTGCTCTATGTCGTGGACTCGATATAATCTTACAGCATCATGGCTGCCGTCTCGTTGTTAGACGTGAGATTATTGAACAGATCGAGTCCTATCTTAATACTTCTTCTAGCGAGAAGGTTTGGTTAGTAAGGGCTAAATACCTTACGACCTACCCTAACGCGAAATATCTAAAGAAGAACGACCTTCCACCCCAACCAGACCTCCCTTTTAAGTTCAAAGGATCTGCTCGAAAATGGGTTAAGAATAGAATTTTTGCTTTTAATGCTAGGAACAGCCACCTATGGTATTCTTGGTTCCAGGCCAAAAGGTGTAGTCTGCCCGCCTCTGACGATTTCGTCGAGGCTACGTATGACGATCATTTTAGGTCTTTGAGCCGTTCTGATACAGGCGACCCTACTGTTATAAAGCAAATTTTTGAAAATAGAACATTTTTAGCTGTCCTAAATAGAGTAAAGAAAGAGGTCGCCCGCGATATTAAATGTTATTTTGCTGGCGATCTTATGGAGAAAAATATAGTCGATTTGAGCCTTACTGGTTCTTCCAGTGCTTGCTTTGAGCGCCCCCGCAGTCGCGAGGGCCAGCTTGGTGAGCTTCAACAGCTTGTCGGCTTGAGGTCTGATCCTCCTAAGTCCTTTATGCCAGATGAAGATGAGCCTCCGCCTCTACCCCCTTGTATGGGGGAAGACTGCGTTGATTGCTTGTCCTATGGGCCTGATCCGGATTTAGTCGAGAGCTTGAATCTTAAGGATTCGGATCTAAATGAGATTTCTTCTCAAAAAGTCTGTTTCCCAAAGATACGCTTCCGGCATTATTCGCGTCAATTTAGCCGTCATCTTGGCACTTCTGAGTTCTATAACTGTCAATCGCTGACTACTGACTTGTTTTCAATGGAGTTCGTAAGTCTTCTCTATGAGAGGAGACCTGCAGAGCTTCGGAGGCATGTTGTTCTTGAGCGACGCCAGCCTACCGGCTGGGACTGTTGGGATTCTCTTAAGGACCGTTTAGGAGAGTGGGAGTTTCATAAACCCTGTCGGGCGATGATACAGGCGGTGCGTGAGCCTTTTAAGGTTCGGGTTATATCGAAGGGTAATGCTCTTCCCTACTACTCTTGTCGCCGTCTTCAGAAGATTTTGTGGAAATCTCTTTCAGAGATATCTTGCTTCCGCTTAATCTCTCGTCCTTTTTGTCCCACCGATCTTATTGACCTGAAACGAAGAGCCTCTGTGGATTGGGAATGGTTGTCTATCGACTACTCCGCCGCTACGGATGGCTTGAGTTATGAGTATTCTCGTAGAATTATGGAATACATTCTTGAAGGTCAGCCTGATCGTGTAGTTTCTTCGGCCCTGTCCGTTTTAGGGCCTCATGAGCTCTTTTATCCTGATGATAAAGAAGTGAGTCGTGGTCTTCAGCGTAACGGCCAGCTTATGGGAAGTATTCTCTCTTTCCCGATTTTGTGTTTAGCTAACCTTGGGACGTATTTGCGTTCTATGGAGAGCCAGCAGCATGATTGGAGAGACGGGGAAATTCTTTCCCATGTATTGGTCAATGGCGATGATATGGTCTATGCCGGTCCCCC